CCGAGAGCTTCTGGAGTTCAGGCGTCGGCATGTTGCGGAGCGGATCGAGGAACCGCTCCATCTGCGACGGGGGCAGTCGCAGCTCACCCTGCGCGCCGGGCTCGGGCGGCGTCGTGCCCATCACCGGAGGCGTAGGCGTGGGAGGCACCGGAGCCTGCGGCTCGGTCGCGTCCACGGGATGCCCGAACAGGTCAGTGGCAGGCGCGTTCATCTCGCCGGGCAGGCTGGGCGCGACACGGCCGAACGGCACGTCCCCGAGGGGAAGCGGCTGCTGCACGCCCTGCGTCGCATCGAACGGCAGATCGCCTTGGACGGGAGCCTGCTTGGCTCGGATGTCCGCGAGACGCGCGTCCATCTCATGCTGAACGAGCTGCGCCTGCTTGGTGACGCTGCCCTTCATGCGCTCGTACATACTGACCAGAGCGTCCATCGGCAGAGGAGCCAGCGGACGGTCGGGCACAGGCGCTGTCTGAGCCTGATCAACGTCCAGTGACCCACTGTCCGCAGTGCGAGCGGCGCGCGTCGCGTTCATCTGGTCCACGTCGTCCTGGCCCACGTTGGGCTCAGGGAGTGAGTTCGGCGGCGGGGGCGTGGGGGCGTTCGGATCGAGCGCCTGCGTCGTGGCGTTCTTTAGGTCCTCGGTCTTGACCTTCGACGGATTCATCTTGGCCAGGGAGTGGATACCGCTGAGCGCGCCACCCAAAAGCGCGCCGTTCAGGCCGCCAGATAGGGACGCCTGCACGATCTCTTGCGCGCGGTCAGCGAAGCCACGGTTGGGGTCGCCCATGAGGCCCGTGAGCCCCTGGACCGCGCCACCCACGGCTGCCTGATAGCCTGCGGTGTGCGCGGCGGCGCTAAAGAACCCGCCCTCCATGCCCTTCTGGAGGATTTCCTCCAGCTTGCCGGGCACAATCGACTGGAGCGCCGCCTCGGGCAGGCCCAGCGCCACACCTGCGGCGGCCTGACTGGTGGACAGGTCCGCACCATCGTTGGCGGCCTCGGCGGTCTGCACGTTCGAGCCGATTGAGGTGGGTAGAGCCACCGCGCCAGCGCCGAGCATACGAGCGATGCCGGGTGTAATGACGCGCGCCGCCGTTGCGCCCGCAGCCACTTCCGGCACCATCGTGCCCGCCAGCGCGCCCGCGCCCATGAAGGCCGCCAGCGACGGCAGCCCCTGCGCCACCTGATAGCCGATGCCTGCCGGGGACCAGGGATGGGCCTCTAGGTCTTGGCGGCGGTAGGTGTCGGCGGTGGCTTTCTGACGATCCGCGAAGTCCTTGGCCGACTGAGCGACGCCATCCGCGCCAACCAGCTTGGCCACGGCCTGACCCGCGCTGCCCACCTGACTGAGCGCACCATATGCGCCCGAGCCGAGACCCGCCACCAGCCAGTTAGGCTGCGTCGCGGGATCGACCTGACCCGCACCCGTGGGAGCCGGGAGATAGCTGCCGAGCTGGGGTATATCAGGGCTGAGGTTCGCCCAAGGGTTATCCGCCATGCTATTTCCCGATCCGTTACTTCTGTTGCTGTGTAGGCACCAGGACGCTGTCGCTGTGGAGGCCGCCGACCTTCAAGACATTCATGTAGTTCATACGACTGATGTTGTACTCGTTTCGCAACGTCTGGAGTTGGTCCGCCGTGACTTTGCTGCCTGCGGCCTGAGCCTCAGCCAGATTACTGGCGGCGTCTGTCATCTGCTTGTGCATCTCGCCCATGTACGCGGGGAGCATCTGCTGCTCAGGCGTCAGATAGTGCTGCATGCCCCAGAGCTTGTCCACGGTGGACTGCGGCACACCCCGCATGGCCGAGATGAACTGTTCCCGTGTGAGGCTCTCCGGTTCATGCATCGCCGCGGCGGCGGCGTGCGTGGAGCCCGCCATCGCGGCTTTCTGCGCCACGATCCCAGGGTCGTTCACACCCTGAATGGTGCCATCGGGATGCTGGACGGTGACAGGGGGAGCCTTAATCGCCGCGTCGAGCCCCGGCCCGAGCGTGGGCATGTTGGGCGCGGATGTGGGCTGACCGGCAGCTCGGTTGGCCACCTGCGCGTTCCGTGCGTTCTGGAGCATCGAGGTTGGCCACTGCGACTGACCCGGCTGCGCTGGGGGTCCACCGGCCGCCGCGCGTGCGCTGTCCAGCATGGACGGCGGCAACGATATGCCACCCGGCCCCCCGATGCTGATGCCGGTCGTGGGCGCGGTGTCGCCATACGCCGGAAAGGGAGCGCCCATCGGGGCGTGACCCAAAGGGATGCCCGGCAAGCCGAGCGGCGTGCCCATGGGCTGCACATCCGGCGTGCCGTCCGCAAACGCCTTCACGCCCATGCCCAGCTTCAAGCGTAGGAGCTGGTTCTGGCCCACGGCGGGTTGCGGGGGCGGGGGCGGCGTCTCCGGGGGAGGTCCCCAGGTGCCGTTGGTCACTGTCTGGCCAGGGGCCGGGGGGTTTCCGTTCGCCATAGTCAGTTACCTTCCCAAGTAAAGCCGTTGCGGCCGAAGCCCCAGAGCGCAGGTTGAAACATCTTGCGCTCGGCCTCGTTCTTCGCATCCAGCACATGCTGCTCGAATGATTTAGCCAATGCGCCCGCGCGGCTGAGACCACCATCCGCCGCGACATCGAGATCAGGAGACCTGAGCGCCAGATAGCCCGCCCAGTCCAGCATATTCAAATGATGGTCCTCGGGAATTTCCGGGTAGGCGTCCAGGTTGTCTTCACTGAGACGGTTCATCGGCAGCCGGATCACCCGCATCGTGCCCACGATGTTGTCATAGGGTGAGGCGATCACCGGGTAGAGCCGCAGGTTGATCGAGCTGGTGGACCCATGGTCGTTCTCCAGCATCGTCTCGTCCGTGTCGAACGCGAGCGCCTTGCCGGGCGGCAAGTTGGCGAGCTGGGAAGGGTTGAAGTAATAGCGATCGGGCTGGTGGTAGGTGTTCAGCGCCGTGTGGCTGGCCCGCGCGAGGTCCGCGAAATCACCGGCCATCTGCAACGACATAACCGAGATCACTGACTTGTGGAGCTGGTAATTGTCCTGGCCCGCCACCGTCGTGATCTGGCAGCACTCGGGCGTGCGGTTGTCCCGCAAAATGCGAGAGCGCCGGGCGAACCGGCGCTCAGCCTCGTTGATGTAGCGAACGAGGGTCTTGTCGTCCCAGAAGTAATCGCTGGACCCGGCGACTTGATCAGAGCGTTCGTGAAGGATGTTTTCCCGCAGCTCACAGAGCAAGTCACCGAGGTTCATTGACCGTCTCCTAGGCCGCTTGGTCCTCCCGCACGACGCGGTAGGGGTAACGAAGGCGCTTGCGGTAGCCGATGATGCGCTTGGTCAGCGTGTCCTGCACAGGTCTGTCTTCTACCGCGTTATCGAGGATTTCGACAAGCCCCATGGGAATGTTCACCTGCTCACCAGGGCGCAGCATGTAGCCAATGCCGTTGAGCCCGAAGAACTGGCCGCCCGGAGAGATGTTGTCGTTCTCTTCGAGGATGATGCAGAGGGTCTTGGGTAGACCTACCGCCACGACCTTCTTAGGGGAGGCTTTGGGGGTCGCCTTCTGGACGCGGATCGGCTCGTCCGGGATATTCTGGGTCAGTTCAACCATGGGTCACTCCTTAATCAATGTCGCAGCAGGTATCGAAAGACGTATTGAAGTCGTCGGCTTTGGCTTCACCGACAGCCTTCTTGAGGTTCTTCCCGAGGAACGTAATCACCTCGGCATCCGTCTTGAACACGAACGTCTTCCACGGGTCCTTGTACGGAATATAGGGCGAGGGCGTCTTGTTCGAGCTGTTGAGGCTGTTCTGCTTGTCTCGCGCATTGTTTCTCTTAACGATCGCGGGGTCCTTGATCTCGACCGTGAAGCCGTTATCGAACCGCTCGATGCGTAGGAAGGTCTCACTGCCCATCACCGGGTCCTCCTAAAAAGAGGGGGGCATGGAGCCCCCCTTATCGCCACGTATCCTGGGAGGACGAGCGATTAACCGTCGATGTCGAACAGGATCAGCTTGGCGGTGCCCGCAGCCGCCGCCGAGATGAGCAGGGTGTAATTGCCCGAGTTGGTGGCGGGCTCAGTGACCGTGATGGCGGACGTGGTGTCCACCGCGACCACGGGACCCGTGAAGGTCGTCTTGATCGCGTCGGTGGCGGGCATGCCATACTTCCACTCCCAGGTGATCCCGTCGGTCATGTTGACGAGCTTCACGCCGAGCGGCTTGAAGCCGAGCGGGATGCTGACCGCGTTGCCGTCCGAGGTGAAATAGCCGTCCACATCGTTGTCGTTGCCGGTGTCGCGGCGCGGATTGCCGATGAGGGTGCCGGGGCCGATATAGGTGGCGGGGAACGCGCTGACCGAGAGGGCCAAGTCGATTACGTCGGTGGTCATTGACCTAAACTCCTGATTGAGGGACGAGTAGAGAGGGCTTCCACCCTCTCTCTAGGCGCCAAAGTTACGCGGTGCAGCCGACTTCCAGGCGGGCCATGTAGGCGTCCTGGAGGATGACCGTCGCCGTCCAGAGCTTCCAGCCGACCGTGCCGCGCTGCGCCAGCGGGTCGCCAGCGGCGGGCTTCGGATTGACGACCATCGGGGTCATGGAGGACTTGCCCTTGAGGGGCACCATGCCGAAGGCGTCGCGGCCGAAGATCAGGATCGGGTACACGTCGATCGAGGAGCTGGTGGAGCGGAGCCCCGTGGAACCCACCGCGCCGCCCGCTCCCGCGAAGGGGAGGAAGATGGTGGAGGTGAGGTAGCGGACCTGCTCCACCGACCCGATCTCGCCCTCGAAGGGGGAGGTGTGCGGGCCGTAGGACGCGACCGGGACGAAGCCGGTCATGTTGCGGATGTCGGTCTCCAGGTCCGGGTGGCAGATCGCCATGTAGGCGGCTTCCACCGACTTGGTGGAGAAGTCCGGGTTGGACGCGACAATCGAGGTGATCTTCTTCGCGTTCTGGCGGTTGAGGCCGGTGGAGACGCGGCGCTGATCGGCCAAGGTGATCGGGGTGATGATGCCGCTGCGGGCCGAGACGACGTTGGCGTACCAGACGTTGGTGCCCGCCTTCAACACATTGAAGCGCAGGGTCTCCACCGTGATGGCCGCCTGCTCACCGAGCATTTCGGTCATCTGGTTGAGCACCGGGTCCGTGTGCGTGTCCTCGATCACGTCGGTGATCGTGACGAAGTCGCCGTACTGGGCGAGCGTCACGGTGTAATCGACGTTGGTGATCACCGAACCCGAGGGCGTGACGCCTTCGACCAGCGGCGTGGTGGCCACCGGAATGAAGAAGCCCGCGCCCGCGCCGTTCGTGCCGCCACCGTCGGGACCCGCCGCGCCGGTCGCGCCGACCATGAAGTAGCGGCGGAACTTGGCGGTTTGGGTGGAGTTGGTCGGCAAGGGGTAGGTCTGGCCGAACTTCTCGATATGTAGGTAGGGCATGGCCCGCTTCAACATGCGCACAACAGAGTACGCCGCTACTGCGGGCGAGATGTCACCATAAGATGTAATCGCGGCCATGATTGGCTCCTATGCAGGAAGTTACAAGTTGGCGAACTGCGCGAATGCCCCGTCGAAATCTTCGGGTGCCGTCGCGGACACTGCCGCCGTTCTCTTGGAACCGACTGGGGCCAAAGCTGCTGCCGCTTTTTTGGCAGTGCCGGACAGCTCAGTTACCGTCTTAGCAGGGGCGACGGACGTGTTGGGCTTTTCGGCCACGCCCGTGTCCCTGCGGTAGCGGTCGATCAGGTCCTTGACCTCGTCTACCGTTCCCTCGGTCGTAACACGCTCGTATGCAGCTTTCAAGTAGGAAGGTTGGACGCCAACCCATGCCAAGACCTTGTCACGAACATCATCGTAATCAGGGATGATGGTGTGCAGGTCGTTGGCGTGCTGGTTGTCCACAAGACCTTCCAGCATCTGGAGCCGTGGGCCAAGGCTCTTGGCGACCTCGGTGAAGATGTGGGCGACGATCTGGTTGGATAGCACGCGCTGCCGGATGTCCAGCGCCCGCGCGACATCGGGCCACTCGGTGGTGAACTCCGTCAGGAACTTGGCCTCGTCACCTGAGAACAGCGGCGCTGCCCTGGGCTCCTGCTGCACCTGCTCCTGCGGCTGCGGCCTCGTGGGCTCAGGCTTCATCGCCTTGGCGAACTTCTCCAGCATGTCCGCTTCACGATCAGTGATCGTGGACGCCGGGGGTGTCGGCGCTGGCTTGACGCCCGCCGCCGCAGCGGCCTTTTCTTCCGGGGTCAGGTCTTCCAGCTCAGTGTCGTCGGCGGCCGGGGGCGTCACCACGGCGGCGGTAGCTTCCGCTGCGGTGGCGGCGGTCTCCGCTGCGGCGGCGGCGGCCGCGCCAGCGGCCGGGGTCTTCTCGCCCGGCAGCGAGAACTCAGCGAAAGCGTTGGAGAAGTCGTCATCCTCGGTGACTTCCGGGACAACGGCGGTGTTGGTGACTTGCGGTGCGGTGGCCATGCTGGTCTCTCCTAAATGGCGATCTTGGGTCGCGTCATACCGATCAACAGCTTGTCGTAGGCGGCTGCCTCGCCCTGCTTCCTCATAAAGGTCTCAGGTGTAGCTGTCACCAGCTCATCACGGGCCTGCGACGCCTGGAGGTGAAGCCATTCCACCACCCATTGCAGCTCCACCGATCGCTGGTGCTGCTGGAGCCGGTCCTCCAGCTCCCTGATCTTGCTGCGCGGGGTTCCCGCCCGCGA